CCACGTGTGGGTTGTTTCTTAGACATAGATTTCATTACCTCCGCATGTGTTTGATATCCCCGACAGGGGAGCATATTTTAAACTGCCGTTAACTCACTTACACAGTTTATTATACACTCCCGGCGAGGTTGTATTTATTTTTACAACCTCGCCTTATTGACCTTTGCATTTGCAAATCATTGATTGTTTTAGTAATTGCAAATACCATCCGGTTCTTGGTGCGTTGTTTTCAAACATATCGTTGACTTAACCGCCATTCAGAGTGATGAATAGGATGGAAGGGAGATGATTTTGATACAATGCGGAAAATAAGCCAAATAAAACCCATGTTGCCGAGTCTGAAGCCCAAGAAAAAAGTAGCAGCGTATGCCCGGATTTCCATGGAAACTGAGAAGATGCTACATTCTTTATCGGCACAGGTCAGTTTCTATAGCGCTTATATCCAGAAAAACCCGGAATGGGAATATGCTGGCGTCTATTCGGATGATGGCATATCTGGCACGGGAACAAAAAAGAGAACGGGGTTCCGACAGCTTATTGCGGATTGCGAAGCAGGAAAGATCGATATTGTCCTAACGAAATCAATCAGCCGCTTTGCCCGCAATACCGTCGACCTTTTGGAAACCGTGCGCCATTTGAAAAGTCTTGGTATAGAGGTGCATTTTGAAAAGGAACACCTCAATTCCATGAGTGGAGAAGGGGAGTTGATGCTCACCATCCTGGCATCGTTTGCGCAGGAGGAAAGCCGATCCATCAGCGATAATGTGAAATGGGGCATTCGTAAAGGGTTTCAGCGAGGCAAGGTGAATGGGGGAACCGCGATTTATGGCTATCGGTGGGATGGAGAAAAATACGTTATTGAGCCAGTGGAAGCCGAAATTGTAAAACAGATATTTGCAGACTTTCGCGCAGGGATATCGCCATGGAAAATCGGGCAGAAACTTGCAGAAAAGCAGTTGAATACAGTTCGAGGCATTACTTTTTATGCCGATGCCATTCGACGAATGCTAAAAAATGTTACCTATACAGGCAATATGCTCTTGCAAAAAACATACATTGCTGATGCCATCAGTAAGAAAAGCAAAAAGAACAACGGGGAATTACCTCGGTATTACGTTGAGGGCACTCATGAAGCTATTATCGATAAGGCAACGTTTGATTTAGCACAAAAAGAACTTCAAAGACGAAGTGGACTTGGGGTTTTAGCCAATCGGGCACTTAACATTACCTGTTTTACTCGCAAAATCCAATGCGGGATCTGCGGCAAATCTTTCAATCGCCGTGCAGACAAATACGCAAATGGAGCATACCATGTGTCATGGATTTGCGGTACAAGAAAAAAGGCTGGTTCCTGCACGAACAAATATCTCCCGGAGGAAATTTTAAAGAACATTTGCGCGGAAGTGCTAAATACGCAGGAGTTTGATGAAGAAGTTTTTTTAGAGAAAATCGAACGAATCGTGGTTCCAGGGAAAAATGAAGTAATATTCTATTTCTATGATGGCAGAATCCTTCAGAAGCAATGGAAATCAACGGCCCGTAAGGATTGGTGGACGCCTGAGCGCAGGGCTGCACGGAGCCAAATGGTAAAAAGAAAGGCGATGAACGATAATGGCAAGAAAAGTGACCACGATACCAGCAACCCTTAACCGCTACACGGCGACGCCCGTCCACATGTACCGGAAGCGAAGAGTGGCGGGCTATGCCAGGGTATCAACCGATTATGAAGAACAGGCCACGAGCTATGAAGCACAGGTCGACTATTACACGAATTATATCGAAGCCCGCGAGGATTGGGAGTTTGCTGGGATTTATACGGATGAAGGCATATCCGCGACAAACACGAAATACCGAGAGGGCTTCAAGCGAATGGTCAGCGATGCTTTGGATGGCAAGATAGACCTCATTGTTACAAAGTCCGTCAGCCGCTTTGCTCGCAATACGGTCGATAGCCTGACAACGGTCCGAAAGCTCAAGGATAAAGGCGTCGAGGTGTATTTCGAGAAAGAAAATATTTGGACGCTCGATTCCAAGGGAGAGCTTCTGATAACCATCATGTCCTCCTTGGCGCAGGAAGAAAGCCGGAGTATTTCAGAAAATAGCACTTGGGGCCAGCGAAAACGTTTTGCCGACGGCAAGGTCAGCGTTGCCTACAGCCATTTCCTTGGTTACGACAAAGGCCCGGATGGCAAAATGGTAGTAAATAAAGAAGAAGCGGAAACGGTGAAATTGCTCTATAAACTGTACCTAAGCGGGCTTTCCATGAGTGCCGTGGCAAAAGAACTTACCAAGCGAGGGTTGAAAACGCCTTATGGGAAAGATAAATGGCGGATCGGAGCCGTTCGTGGGATTCTCACCAATGAGAAATACAAAGGGGATGCGCTTTTACAAAAGGAATATACGGTGGATTTTCTTACCAAAAAGGTCAAGCGCAACGAAGGGGAAGTTCCACAATATTATGTGGAAAATGATCATGAAGCGATTATTTCCCCCGCAGTTTTTGATATGGTGCAAAATGAGATCGCCAAGCGTAAAAAGGAAATAACGCGGTATAGCGGAGTGAGCATTTTCTCCAACAAGATAAAATGTGGGGACTGCGGCGGTTGGTATGGCTGCAAAGTATGGCATTCCGGCGATAAGTATAGGAAAGTCATCTACCAATGCAATCACAAATTTAAAGGCGAGAAAAAATGTGGCACGCCGCACTTGACGGAAAATGATATAAAAGAATGGTTTGTTATAGCGGTAAATAAGCTTTTGGTCGACAAGGACGAAATTATCCAAAACCTCGAACGGATCAAAGAGGCACTTTGTGATACCGCGAAGATGAAAGAAGACCAGGATAGCTTGCAGGACCGATTAGCCTCGAAGGTCGAGGCGATGCAAGACTATATTTCGCAAAATGCACGTGCCGCACTGAATCAGGAGGACTATGAGAAAAAATACAGTAGTATGGTGGCAGAATATGAGAATTTGAAAGCACAATATGATAGAGCGGCTGAAAAAATTAGCAGCAATGAATCGAAGATGGCTCGATGGGACCATTTCATTGAAGAATTGAAAAAAGCAGGTTTTTTGATCACGAAATTTGACGAAAGGCTTTGGAGCGGCTTGATGACCTGCATTACGGTTCACAGCAAAGAAGATATTCGGTTCATGTTTAAGGATGGAACGGAAATTTGTATATAAATTTGTGGCACGTGGCTTATGGCTGCGTGCCTTTTTTCTATTTTTTGGCAGGAACGTAAGGGGAGTGTATAGAATAGTCATATTATCAGAATAGTAGCGGGCTTTTCTGCAAAATGTTTAGTGGAGGACTGAAAATGAGTTTTAAAGATTTAGGAGTCAGGTGGAAAGTTCTTGTATTAAGTGGTTTTTTAGGTTTTTGTCTTGTTATTGTTGGTGGAACAGGATGGTTTAACACTGAGAAGCTATTAGGAGAGCTTGAGGGAATTCAAAACAATGAGTTGAAACAAGCACGCTTTGTAAATGCAGCACGAACATATACTCGAGGAATTGAAGGAAAGATGCTGGAATTTTTATTGTCAGCAGACAACTCGAAAAAAGCGAAAATTTTGGCAGAAACTGAAGAATATGCTGGCACTTTAAAGAAAATATGGAAAGAATTAGACTCTATTGATTATGATGAAAAAGAACAAATGATTTATAAAAAAGCTCAAGATGAAATCGCAACGGCAACTCAATATCGTTTAGAAGCTATACGTCTATATCAACAAGGCGATAAGGATAAGGCTTGGCAGATTTATTCTGAAAAAGCACAGCCTCATATTGATGCTGGAAACAAGTTGTTTAATCAGTTGTCGCAATCTGCTGATGATAGTGCAGTTAAAGCTGAAGAACGATCGAAAGATTTGGCGAAAACAGGAAGAGCCTTATTGGCTGTGATTATAGTAAGTTCAATACTTATAGGTCTAATAGTGTCGGTATGGTTGTCGGGGAAAATTTCTAAGGCTCTTCAAATTTTGGAAGAGCGAGCTAATGCAGTTGCTGACGGAGATTTAAGCGGGAATGTATTAGCGGTTCAAGGACATGATGAAATAGGAAGATTGACATATGCCTTCAATACAATGCAAAAAAATCTTAAGGTTTTAGTTTCTGAAACACTTCAAACCGCCGATCATGTTGCGGCTGCTGCTGAAGAATTAACGGCTAATGGAGAGCAATGCGCGCTAGCTGCTCAACAAATTACAGGGTCTGTGATGACCGTTGCTGGTGAGGCGGAGAGTCAACAAGGTCATGTCGAACAAACTTCTGCTGCGGTAGAACAAATTTCGGCAAGCACGCAAGAAGTGGCAGCAACAGTAGATTCCTTGGCTAAAAATGCAGAAGGGGCGGTGAAAACTGCGCATGGAGGAGAAATTAAAGTTAATGAAGCGGTAGTAGCTATTGCAAAGGTGGAAGCAGGAGCGGAAGAAGTTAATTCGGTTATGAATGAGCTAGAAGAAGGTTCGAGTAAAATTTTTGAAATCGTAGCAGTCATAAAGTCTATTGCCGATCAAACGAACTTGTTAGCGCTTAACGCGGCTATTGAAGCTGCAAGAGCGGGGGAAGCGGGACGCGGCTTTGCAGTAGTTGCAGATGAGGTGCGCAAACTTGCAGAAGACAGCGCTAAAGCAGCCGATCATATTGGAGAACTGATTAATAGCAATAAAAAGAGTATGGAAGTGGCAATAGGCACAACTCGAGAAGTGGGGGAAGCGTTATTAGGAGGATCAAAACTTGTGAAAGAAGCTGGCGACAGTTTCGGTGAAATTCTCGAAATTGTAGACGAGTTAGCTAAAGAGATGAAAGAAATAAGCATAGCTGTTGATGAAACAGCTAAAGGAACGCAAGATATAGTCAACTCTGCTGCTGAAATAGACAAAGGAACACGAGAGATTAATTGTGAGGTTCAACAAGTTTCAGCTGCTATGGAAGAGCAAAGTGCTTCTATGGAGGAGGTGGCTTCTGCAGGACGAGCCTTAGCTCAGTTAAGTGAAGAACTTCTGAACAGGGTAAAAGCGTTTCGCTTGTGATGAATATCTTATTAGAAGAAGCCAAGGTATTTTTAAGATTTCTTTTGGTAGTGCTGAAATAATTGTGTAAACCTCCAATGTTAGGTAAAATAAAACTAATATTGGAGGTATTTTATTATGGCAAATAAAGAAAATAACAAACTCAAAGATCTTATAAAAGAGTATGGTATTAAAGACATGAATGATGTCCATTTTTTTGTTAAAATGCTTATGGCTGAAACCATCCAGACAGCTCTTGATGCTGAATTGGATGAAGAACTTGGTTACTCCAAATATGACTACAAAAATAAAAACACCAAAAATAGTCGCAATGGCTATTCGACTAAAATTGTTCAAAGTTCCAACGGAGAAATGGAACTTAAAATACCGCGTGATCGCGACGGAGATTTTGAACCACAATTAGTAAAAAAACATCAAACAGATATTTCAACCATTGAAGATAAAGTGATTTTTCTTTACTCACAAGGCGTATCCACTCGTGATATCCAAAAAACAATGCAAGAAATGTATGGCATTGATGTAGATGACAGTCGTGTTTCAAGAATAACAGATAAATTGTTGCCCCTTATTAATGAATGGCAAGAGCGCCCATTGCAAACGGTTTATGCAATGGTTATTTTAGATGCCATTCATTACAATGTCCGTGAAAACGGCATTGTCACAAAAAAAGCTGCATATATCGCCATTGGTACGGATTTAGAAGGACAAAAAGATGTTTTGGGCATTTGGTTGGGAGCTAGTGAATCCTCTAAATATTGGCTTTCTATACTGAATGGGTTGAAAAATCGTGGAGTCCAAGATATTCTTATTGTATCCGTAGACGGTTTATCTGGATTTGTACAAGCCATCAATGTTGCGTTCCCTCAAACAGAAGTACAGCGTTGCGTAATTCATCAGATTCGAGCTTCGACACGTTATGTATCGTATAAAGATGTTAAGCAGTTCACCGCTGATTTAAAACCAATTTATAAAGCCCCAACCGAAGAGGCTGCTCTATTTGCTTTAGATGAATTTGAAGCTAAATGGAACTCGAAATATCCGTTAGGCGTAAAATCTTGGAGAGCTAATTGGAATGAACTCTCTACCATGTTCAAATATTCACCAGAAATACGTAAATTAATTTATACAACCAATGCGATTGAAAATTTCAACCGTCAATTGCGAAAAGTGACCAAGACAAAAAGTGCCTTTGTTTCGGATAATGCTTTGATGAAATTGCTGTATTTAACAACCATGAACATCATTGATAAATGGACAATGCCCATTCGAAACTGGGGAATGATACTGGATAACCTCATGATTTATTTTGGTGATCGCGTCAAAATTTCTTTGTAAAACTTAAATTAATTTCATCCTAATATTTGGACTTTACACAAAAATGTACGCACTCTCACAGTTGGGTTTAAATGGCATGTTAAAACTAAATGCACACGGTCAGATTCACTGTGCACCAGTTTCATAAACCGTTTAAATGATACAATCGTTGTGATTGTATCATTTTTGTTCTAAGGCAGGATGAAGGGATTTCTGCTACCAATACTCGGCATCGTGAGGGCTTCAAGCGCATGGTGGCGGATGCACTGGTGGGCCAGATTGACCTCATCATTACAAAATCCGTCAGCCGCTTTGCACGCAATACCGTAGACAGCCTGACAACGGTACGGAAACTGAAAGACCATGGCATCGAGGTCTATTTCGAGAAGGAAAACGTCTGGACACTCGACTCCAAGGGCGAATTGCTTATAACCATCATGAGTTCGCTGGCTCGGGAAGAAAGCCGGAGCATTTCTGAAAACACGACCTGGGGGCATAGAAAGCGTTTCGCTGACGGCAAGGTCAGCGTGGCCTATCGGCGTTTTCTGGGTTATGATAAGGGCACGGATAGAAAGATGGTCGTCAACGAAAAAGAAGCGCCGACCATCCGGTTGATTTACCGCCTGTATCTGGAGGGCTTGTCCACACACTCCATTGCCGCTGAACTGACCCGGCGTGAGTCCAAAACGCCTAGCGGCAAGACCAAGTGGGGATCGGGGACAGTGAGGAGTATTCTCTCCAATGAAAAATATAAAGGCGATGCTCTGCTACAGAAACGGTACACGGTCAACTTCCTCACTAAGAAAACCAAAAAGAATGAAGGTGAGATACCGCAGTATTACGTGACGGGTGACCATGAAGCCATCATATCACCTGAGGTGTTCGACCTGGTGCAGGCAGAAATCGCCAGACGTAATGGCGGCAAGGAGCGCTATAGCGGCATCAGCATCTTCTCCAACAAAATCAAATGCGGGGAATGCGGAAGCTGGTACGGATCCAAGGTTTGGCACTCCACGGATAAATACAGAAGAGTCATCTACCGTTGCAACCATAAATTCGACGGCGACAAGAAATGCGATACGCCCCATCTGACGGAAGAAGAAATTAAGGCAGCGTTCGTGAGAGCTTTTAATCGGCTGCTCACAGAAAAAGACGAGTTGCTTGGCAACCTGGAACTGATTCAAGAAAGGCTTTGCGACAATACGGCTCTTGAAAAGGAAAAGCAGACATTGGCTGACGAACTGAATGTGCTGGCAGGCATGGTGGAAGATTGTATCGGAGAGAATGCTCGGGTCGTGCAGGACCAGGAAGAATACCAAAAACGCTACGATGAGCTGGTAGAGAAATACGAAAAGGCCAAGGCCAGATATGAAGAAGTCGAGACTGCCATTGAAGCCCGGATGGGCAAGCAGGAGCAACTCAATCAGTTCATCAAGGATTTACAGGCACGGGATGGAGTGTTGGAGGAATTCGACGAACGCCTGTGGGGCAGCATGGTGGAGTATATGACGGTTTACGGCAAAGGGGACATACGGGTAACTTTCAAGGATGGGACAGAAGTATAAGACGAAAATTGGCACATGGCTTGACGGCTGTGTGCCTTTTTTGCGCTTGGGGCAGGAATGGGAGCTAATAATATTGAAAAGTAAGTGTAAGAGAATAATTCAGTACGGGGGATAGAAAGGGGAAATATCAATGGCAGATCCTGGATATATATATATTCTCATAAATCCATCAATGGAAGGACTCATTAAAATTGGAAAAACGACAAGATGTGTAAAAGACAGGGCATCAGAACTATCAAAATCGACCGGTGTGCCAACGCACTTTATTGTTGCTTATGAGACAAACGTGAAAAATTGTACAAGAGCGGAGGAGTTTGTGCATACTTTGTTAGCCAAAAAAGGCTATAGAATTAATCCAAATCGTGAATTCTTCAATGCTCCTGTTACAGAAGCAGTCAATGCTATATTAGAGTATCAAAAAATTGATGATCAATTTGATGATAAGGGCGTTATAACGGAAGATGATAACTCAAATGATAGCCCTGCATGGATGGAAGAAGAAATGTTAGGATTGCAATGCCTTACAGGAAGCAATTCAACTATATTGCAAGACTATAAAGATGCCGCAGAACATTTGCATAACGCAATAAAATTAGGTTCAGTGACAGCATATAGCTATCTTGGAATGATGTATTTAGACGGATTAGCAGGCTGTCCGCAAAATGATGACACAGCAATAGATTATTATAAATCTGCCATTCAATATGGTGATCACACTTGTTATGGTTGTATGATGATAGCTTATTTTAATAAAAATCATGTAGAAAATGCCGTCAAATGTTGGAATCAATATCTTGCTTATATGGATCAGGATAAAATGGTAGCAAGGATTGCGGGTGAATATGTAAAACAATGTATTTTTGATGTAGTCAAATTAGATAGAAAAAGCTTGGGAAAAATATCACCTTACTTTAACAAAGTTCATGAATATATTGAGGAGTCATTTCGCTCGTCTGCTAACTCACATGGACAAGAAAAAATTGATACTGATGAGGAAATGTTGCAGACTGTCTTAGCTTATTTGGCTTATTTATCAAAATTGTCGTCTAATGATAAAATATTAACCTTCAATGAAATGTTACCGGAATTGATACAAAAATTAGGCTGGAATACTGGAGACGAAGGACTGGATGATGGGCGTATCCAGCCGTCACCGATTGAATATGAAGAAAAATTGGCCGTGGATGCGTTCTTCGGTAATGGTGATACCATACAAAGCTATGGAGTGGCAATAAAGCATTTTAAAAATGCTATAAAGTTAGGTTCGATACGTTCATATCGCTTTCTTGGTTTATGCTTTAAGAATGGCTACGGATGTTCAAAAAATTCAGATACTGCATTAGAATATTTTACGGATGGAGCAGAACATGGTGATAATTATTGCTATGGAGAGATGGCTGATATATTTTTTTGGATTGGACACATAGATAATGCTATAAAATGTTGGAATAAGTATATAGACTATATAGAAGATGATCCATTTCTTCCAGTTATCGCATGTAATTATATGGGACATTGTTTGAAAAATGGAATGGAACCGAATCTACAATCAATAAGAAAAATGCATAAACGCATGCATGAAATTATTCCGGATGTTCAAGCAATAGTAAATATGTTTCAGAGGAATGGAGCTTACTCAGTTGAAGAAATACAAAACCAAAATAATTTTAAAGCTATTTTAAACTATTGTTATTATGTTAAGTCTGTTCAAAATGTGGAAGATATTCTTTCGTATAATGACTGGATTAGTAGTTTGAATAAACAAGTAAAACAGTCTTCTGGATGTCTGATATTTCTTACCATTCCAATATTGTTTTTAGGTTTTGTGATTTATAATCTTGTATGATTGTGCTTCGTGATTATAATTATTTTAGGAGCAAAATATATGATTCTATATAAATATATGCAATGGTTAGTTGTAAAATGAAATTGAACAGTTGAATAAAATAAAATCCACAGTGATTCATCTTGTGTTAGAATATAATCGCTAAAAAACATCTACACAGGAGTCAATCACTATGGATCAACTCAAT